GCCATACGCGGTGGTTACCGTCACCGCGCGGCCGGCGACCGACTGCACCGTGCGTGCCTGGGCGGTGCCGTTCGGCAGGTTCAAGATCAGCCGGTCCCCAGCCTTGATCGGCGTGTCACGGTCCAAGGTCACGACGCGGCCGGCAGCCGCCGAAATCCGACCGCCGTTTGGACGGCCGGCAACCAGTTCGTCTGCGACGGGAATGACGTAACCAGGCAGCGGAATGCGCCCTTCCATGCCGGTCTTGAAAGTGACGGTGCGGTCCTGGCTGTTGCTCAGAAGCGCCCACTTACCTCGGCGCTGGGCTTCGGAGGCACGGGTGCAGCCGATGGCCGAGATCTCCACCGGACGGTCCCGATACCTGCGCTGTAGCGCCAGGTCAGTTACAGGGATGACATCGGTGTCGTAGTTGCTGGCCGGGTTGTCGTAGCTAACCAGAGCCCGGCTGTAGTGCGTGTTACGCTCGGCACCGCCATACACGAACTCGCCGTCGATGACGTTGGCCCGGGTGAAGACATAGTCGATGTCCTGGGCGCGCGGCATGTCCGCCTGCATGAACAGCGAGCCGTGGGCCCAGTACACCATGCCACGGTAGATGGCCGACAGATCGCGCAGCAGCGACCACGCATCCGCACGGCCCTGCAAGTTCATATCGCACAGGTAGCGCGGCTCTTGGCCCCCAACTCCGTTTGGCACCTGCTGATCGCAATACTGGGCGATGCGGTACATCTCCCACTTGTCGACCATCCACGGCTTGATGCGTTTGCCCAGGCCAAAACGGTCCTCGACGCACAGACCGTAGGTCACGAACGCCGGGTTGTTGGTCCAGGCCTGCTTGAAGGTGCCATCCCATACCCCGCTGTATGTGCGGGCCACCGGATCGTAATTGCTGGGCACCGGCCAGCGCTTGGCCTTGCACTTCACGGTCACGGCGGGGATGTTCTGGAACTGCTGGGCGTCGAACTCGATGTACAGCAGCGCGGTGTTCGGGTAACGCAGCTTCTGGTCGATGATCTCGGTGTACCCGGCGATGGTCATCGTGTCGGCTACGGTGCCGCTATTGGCGTTCGGGGTGATCCGGCGCACACGCAGCATCCAGCCGGAGGTCGCCTTGGGCAGGTTTACCCGCACCGAACGCTGGTAGCCGTTAGTGGTCTTGCCGTCCACGGCGCCAAAATGAGCTTCGACGTAGGCGCCGCCATCGGTGGCGATATCGATCGCGTATTCGATTCGATAGCCATTGGTGTTGCCGCCGCTGTCTTGGCTTACCAAGCGCGGCCAGGACATGCGAACACGCACAGCTGAGAGCTGGATGTCGCTTAGGGACCGCGTGAATGGGTTATCGCTACGCAGTTCGACGTTGACGCTGTTCTCGTTCTCGATCGACGGAATGCCCTGGATGTACTCCTGCTCTACGGAGCCTGGGCGCCACTCCCACTTCACGCCAGGGAAGTTCACGTTACCACTGGCATCCATGATCGACGTGTTGTCGAGGTAGATGTCACGGTCTGTCGGCGTGCCTTCGAATTCGCCCTCGCCCACTGCCAGCAAAAGCTTGGCGATGTTGGTCGACTGAAGGCTGTCCGGCGCCTCGACGGGGGTCTTCGGCTTGCTCTCGCCGCCCTTGGCGCCGGTGATATCCAGATGAGCTGCTGCGCCCATACATTTCTCCGAGCAATAAAAAACCGCCCGAAGGCGGCGTGTTCGCTGAATTGGCTCTAGGCCTTGTCTTGTGCCTCGACGGAAGCGGAGATAATCGCCCCGCCCCAGCGGCGTTCGCCGATGCAGATCGGGACAGGGTTGCCGCTGGCAGTGGTGTTCTTGGCGCTGCCGAATGCGTAGGACGGCAAGTTTTCAGGCGAGCCACTCATGGTGAGCCCCTTTGCCTGCGGACTGAGCATTTGGATTACGCCGCCTACCGCCATTGAGCCGCCACCCATGCCCACCGCGAGAGCGGTTGCAGCGGACCATCCAAGTGGGTTCCACCAAGCCAATGCCACGATCGCCACGCCGATAATGGTTTGCAAGAGGCCGGCGCGCTTGCTCCCGGAGATCACAGGAGCAATTCGGATATCACCGGAGCCGCTAAATCCCAGCTCTTTTTCTTCCAAGTTCCTACTCCCACGGAAGATAGCGAACTCAATGCCCTGTGCTTTTGCATTGGCCAGGAAGCGCTCAAAACCTGGTATTTGAAGGCACAGGGCCTTGATTGCTTCGGCGGGCGACCGTACGGAAAGCCTGAACGATCGCCCAAACTGTCGAAGCTGGCCATACAGGAGGACGGTTGTCATTGGCTGATACTCAATTGCGAGGGCTGACATGTTTTCTCCAAACGTAAAAAAACCACCCGGAGGTGGTTTATGGTTGTAGCGGCAAGTCTATCCAGCGCAGGACCTGACAGCATCAAGGACTCGCCCGAGCGGTGACTGCCAGGTTCGATAGAAGTGGTAGCTGATTCGAGAGCCGCCAGGTGCCGGCGTAAAGTCGACTAGGTGGAGAGGAGCTTGTACGTCCGGTGCGAGGACCGAATAGCGCTCCCCGGATGACTGCAAGACCCCACCCACACTAGCGCCGAGGACGGTAACGTTCTGCCAAGCATCACGAACACACTCCGCAGCCTGCTTGGGCTGTTTGGATGTATGTAGTTCCAGAAGTGGCGGATTGCTTCTGGTATCGCCTACGCTCGCACACCCCGTCAGCACCACGACGCCCAGCGCCGCCATCAAAATTCGCATAAAGATCCCTCAATTGACCATTTCAAGGATCCGTTGCTCGAGCGTGCCTTTTGCGTAACAGGTTAGCTCCGGAGCTACATAGCCTTGCTTCGTGGAGAAATCGAAGCTGTTCACTCCTGAACCTCCTGGCGATCCATCAAAGCCCACTGCCGACCAATTAATCTGGAGCGCGTATTTTGAATTAACGGCCACGGTGGTCCCAGTTGGAGTGGGCGCAAGGTAAATGTTTACCCGACCCTCAAGCTTGCTCCGGCGTGACATGTTGAAAGCCATGGATTGAGCGTTGGTCACGCTGAAGTCCGATGAGTCTGCGGAAGTGTAGCTGTAGTTCCGCTTACCTCTACCGTTCTCAAAGACGCGGTTCGTAGTACCGCAATCCACAAAATCGGAGGGCTTCTGGGTCGAGAAAGAAAGGTTGATCAACCGAGAATTTTTGTCGATGTTGTTGATCACGAAAAAGTCACTGCTTAGCTGACGAACAAGCGCATCCCAGGCTTGGTCAAATGGTGCAGACACTTCCTTCGTATTAGGTACAGCCTTACCAGCTGGCGGATGGTAATCGACGGATGATGTCGCACAGCCCGAGATAGAGGCAGCAATAGCCACCAAACTTAGAATTTTTCGCATCCTGCAGCTCCTTTGAAGATGCGCAAAAATATCACAAGGCCATCACATTAGGGGATCCGTACCAAACCCCGCATGTGTGGAGCTCGGCTCTGATTGAACAGTTAGCGTGAAAGGCCGTGCGCTAGGACCTCAGGCATTTCAGCCTGGAGCCCCGCGCCTCTTCACTTCGCGTCCCGATGACGCAGTACAAGGCGTGTCCGATCGAGCCAGGGCCCGCCGAACACGATGATTTCTGATGGCCTGCCGAGCAGGTGATGGAGCATGAAGGGGCCAGGGCCGAAGACCTGGGCATGCTCTTCGGGCAGATGCGCGGCGCTGCCGAGGTAGATACCTGCGTGGTTGGGGTGCGCGGTACGGCCAACGGCCATTACGATCATGTCTCCGCGCTGCGGCTGGCTCACCTGGTAGAAGCCAGCGGCCTTGTAGGCCTGCTCATACAAGCTCGGGCCTTCTGACTTTTCCCACCAGCCCTTCTCCCGCGCGTAGACCGGAAACTCGAGCCCCCACTCGCGCTTGTACCAGTCGGCACAAACCTGCCAGCAGTCCCATGCACCGTGCACGAACGGTCGGCCAAGCAACGGCGTGCGCCCGGTTGGAGTGATGCTTCGCAGGTCGCCTTCCGGCCACGACAGGATATACCAGGGCAAGCCCGTGGCTTCGCACATGGCCAGATCGCGGGGCGACGCCCTGCTGGTAGCGTCAGGGTGTGAGTGCACGATCCCAATCACCTCGCCCAGATCTTCGGCTGCAGCGTAGTCTTCAGGCGAGATGCGAAATTCCTCCGCTGGCTCTGTGGCGGTGTTCTCGCAGGCCACGTACCGGTGCGAGCGACCAGCAGAAATGATCAGTCCGCAACACTCGCGCGGGTACTCTGCCGTAGCGTGCGCCTGCACGGCAGCGAGGATGTGCTTACGCATGGTCAACTCCGTGCGATCAGGGAAACAGCCGGGAACCCGCCGAAAGGCAGTTGGTTGCCCTGGCCGTGTCGAACAATGCAGCCCGAATCCAGGCAGCCATTGCACTGGTCCTTGGCCGGGTCGTCCGTGGGTTTGCCATCGAGGTCGAAGTCAGGACCGGTATAGCCGCAGTTCGGACCGCGGTAACCTGCAGCCATTGCCCAGTGACAGAGCTGAGTCATCTGCCGGCCGATCGTCTCGCCGCCAACATCACCCGGGCTGGCCAGCTCCCACGCAACCGTGGTTCCGCTCTCCGAGACCTTCTGATCGATATACCAGACCTCGATCGCTTCCTCAGTAGGCTCGGCTCCCGGGTTGCCATCGGGGAAATTCGCCGCATCCAGATACCGCGCCATGGTGTGGCGCATCGTCAACTTGAACTCCAACAAGTCGTCGAACGCCAGGCACAGGGCGGTTATCCTGCCATTGACGTTGCCTACGGTAAGCGTGGGCCGCACAGCCGTGCCGTCTGAGTTTGCTTCAATGCCATCAACTTGCATGGGCCAAGCACCGTACTCGTTGCCCTGCCACCAGATCGACTTGGCCGGAAGTTGGTCGGCATTCGCGCCAGCGGCGGCCAGCTCTTCGGGAGAATGCGGGATTGCATGGCCGTGAAACCTGAGCGAATCCGCCCCGAAGTCTGATCCGTCCAGTTCGAACAGCAGGATCTCCGCGCCAGGTTCCAGTTTCTGCAGCTGTGTGATCAAACTCATGGGTGAAACGCTCTCTCAAAGGTTGCCGTCAGCACTACCACTCCACCTGGCTTGCGCTGCTGCCGAAACATGTCGCAGCGGTACATGCCTAGCACGCCTTCTGGGTTGGTCCACAGGAAAGACTTGGAGCCCCGATGGCGGCGTATGAACGCGATAGCCGGAGTAATCTCATCGGCGAGCCCGCCGAATGAAAGCGCCCAACTATCGGCCTCTCCGTTCAGTCCATCGCTGGAGACTTGGACATAGCCGTCGCCGAATTGCGACTTCCTGGTCCGCAAGGTGCTGTCGCCGCCGGCCTCATCGTCGGGCCCCCATGTGAATGTTTCGATTGCCATCAGCGCCTCCCATTACTGTTTCGATGGCTCAACCCCCCGGCTCGCCAGGAATCGGAAATAGCCCGTTCCGCTACTCCTCTCATTTGCCGCTCCATGTTCTGCTGCAGCGCGGCGCTGTCCAACTCCATGCCATCCCCACTCCGATCTTCCAAAGTCACGGCAACCGGAATACTGAGTTGAAGCACTGTCGAACCACCGCCGGCGCCGCCGACCATCTGCACACCAAGAGACCCATCGGGACCCCGCGCCAGTGGCATGATTGCCTCGGGCCCATCTTCACCAGCGACGCCAAGTCCACCGTTGCCCATGCCGAACATCGTCGGGGTGTTCAGTACGGAATTGGTAGCGAACCCTGCGCCCTTGGCGAAAAGCTGCACACCGCCAGACCAAGCACCGCCCAATGCCTGCGGAAAATACGCACTGCCATAGCCAGCTTGTGACGCACCAAGATTCGACGAGACGGCGCCTGCAGACCCCGGTGCCATGCCGTTACCCCCACCACCGCCGAAGTAGCTCCCCACCGCAGATACGCCCAGCCCGACCAACCCACTTAGCAGCGAGCTAGCTGCCTGCTGGCTCGCAATCCTGGCCATGTCGGAGATCACACTTACGGCGAAGCTCTTGAAGTTGGCCTTACCCGTCATGGCGAACTCGGCCACAGCATCGCGAGCCGAGTTGAAGCCGGTGGTGAGCATGTCGTCGGTTGCCCCCGCCACGTTCGCGGCGTCCGACTGGATGTTCGCCCAGGCTCGTTTGGCGCCGTTGCGATAGTCGCGCTGAGCCTCAAGGCGGGCCTCGAAGCCGTCGACCTCCATTTGCAGTTCCCGTGCCTGGTAGTCGGCGAGATCGGCCAGCCGCTGCTGATAGGCGTCCTGGCTGAGCCGACGCGAGACATCCTCCTGCTGTTCCTCCAACTGGCGGCGTGACTCGGCATACTTTTGCCGGACCGCGTTCAGCCGATCGGCCTCCTCGCGCTGGTCGTCGCCCATGCCGACGCCGGACACGT